TAAATACAAATGTAAGAAGGGGTAAATTCTTCTTACACTATCCTCAAAAAATAGTATCACATAACCAAAGGAGTAAAGATATGTCTGTGATGGCAATCAATGCATATGCGTGTCGCATATGTGAACAAATAAACACAATAATTAAGTCAGTGATTTTGACTATTCAAGAAGGAAGACAATTAGACGCTAATGCCAAGATTGCCCCATATCTAAAACATGAATATCCTAACCACACACTTGCTTCATTAACTTTTGAACTGAATACAAAAACTAGGAAACATTATGATGTTAAACGTGATAAAATTAATAATCGTCAAGCTTAAAACATTTGGAAACAACCCATTTCTTTATGCACCAGAAAAAAATTACATGAGAGGAAAGAAATAATGAACCCCAAAACAATTAACAGACTTTGTAAAATTTTGCAAAAAGCAATGATGGAGAATCAGAGATGAAAAATTTTCTAAAAGAACTGTTGGCATTTAATTTGTATACAGGAAATCCAATCAAGTATCGTGAAAGATACAGTACAATCGCTGAACATGAAAAGCGTTTGATTGATGAGGTGAATGGATTTAGGAAAAGATAATGCCTAATCATTCTATATGGATTTCAATCCAAGCAAGTAGACTTGCACAACAAGGTAAATATAAAGAAGCTGCTGCTCTTATGCAGACTTTGAAGAAATAATATATTCCTTTAGTTCATTATAACCACCAATGTGCAGTTCCCCATCCCATATTTGGGGAACTGTTTTAAGATTCTTCAATCTCAACATTGCAAGTGCTTGTGCGTTATCTTTTATATTAATTTCCTCAAACTCAATGTTTTTTTCCATCAATGTAATCTTTGCAAGCTCACAATAACTGCAACCATCCTGTGAATATACTTTATACATTATTTACCCTGTCCTCTATAAGCCTTAAAGCTTGATCGTTTCTTTTTATTCATCATAGAAACTGACGGACTCCTACCAATACTTGTTTTCTTTGGTGGTTTTGGGTTGTAGATTGATGCGGTGTAAAGTGTTTTGGCCATTATCTTTTCTCCATAAAAAACTATTTATACCTTGACATATAACCATTTTACTGGTATTATAAGTACATCATAAATTATCCAAAGAAAGTATTTTTACATGACAAAAAAATCATATGTTGCACCAAATAACTACATACCACCAGCAGTCAAACGAGCAAAGGATATTGCACTATACAAGAGTCCTAAATCAACTGCTGAACTTCTGGAAGAACGTCAAACGATATTAGACATCAAAGGTAAGTTAAATAAAGATGGACGAAATCGTCTTGTGAGAATTGAGTCTGTTCTTGTTGCCAGAGATCAGGCTGCAAAGAAAGAACTAGAACGACTTTCAATACAGGCATAATTTTGGAAAGACTGACATGACAAATGACAATCACATTGAGGTAGAAAACCAACTATTAAGACCATTCGGGCCTGGCATCTTGGATGTAAAAATTCCAGATCACATGATCAAAAAACTTATTGAAATGACTGATGACAATTCCACTCGTAAAAACATGGACAGTCGATTAGCAGGACAAATTAAATCGGAACCAGAACTGTCAAGAGAAGAGCTCAAGAGTACTGGATTTGAAGATATGTTTTGTACGATTGGTAAACAATATGTTGAGAATGAGTTTGCAAGAAACTTTCATTTTGAATACAAACCAGATCAACACAAAGTTACAACAACACTACAATCTGCATGGGTAGTTAGTCAATACCAAGATGAGTACAACCCTGTGCATTATCATACCAAGTGTGAGATTAGTGCTGTTTTGTATTTAATCGTACCAGAGTTTCAACCAAGAGGCCTCAAAGGTAAAAATCATATTGATGGTGCCATTGAGTTCATACATGGAACAGTAGATCACAGTCTACTTTCTGCTGGTACATTCTTAACTGTGCCACAGGTAGGACATATGTTGATGTTCCCATCAACACTACTACATACAGTATATCCATTTAAGGGTAACGAAGAAAGACGTTCACTTGCGTTTAATCTAAATTACAAACTTGACATATGACGTATCATATGTTATACTATATTTACATAATTGAAAAGGAGTAACACATTATGGAAGCAGCAATACTACTAGGACTACTAGGTTATGGTGTTCATCAATACTTAGGTCACGATGATGAATCAAAACAATCACCTCAAGCAGTTTATAGTTCTCAAACTACCGAAGAAATTGCAAATTTTGGAACTAACGATGTCAGTCTTGCACAGATTGATTGGTCTAAAAAAGGTAACTTTACAGTTGGAGAATCTAGTGAAAATGGTGTGCAGTGGGTATTTATCACTAACTAAAATATTTACGTTAGTTATTCTTACAATAATTCTAGTTATGGCATCGTGTGGTTTAGCCCCTGCCTGTGGTATACTTACTTAATGAAATTCTATACAAACATTACTCAATGGGGTAATCAACTTCTACTGCGTGAAGTGGTCAATGGTGAACGTCTTGTCCGTAAGGTAAAGTATTCACCAACCCTTTACGCTCCTGTTGGTTCGCCTACTTCTTACAAAACTCTTGATGGTAAGTATGTAACACCTGTTACACATGAAACAATCAAGGAAGCAAAGGAGTGGGTTGACAACTATAAGAACCAGCCTGATTTAGTTTATGGTAGTACCATGTATGCGTACAACTATATTGCTGATGAGTATCCTAACAGAGTGGACTATGACATTGACAAGATATTGATTGTAACAATTGATATTGAGGTTCAGTGTGAGAATGGTTTCCCTAATCCTAAAGATGCGGCTGAGCCATTGTTGTCTATTACGGTCAAGAACCACCAAAGTAAAAAGTTTGTTGTGTGGGGTGTCGGTAAGTTTGTGAATAATCGTGAAGATGTAACCTATGTCGAGTGTAGTGATGAACTACATCTGATTAAGGAGTTTCTTGTCTTTTGGGAAAACCATCAGCCTGATATCATTACTGGTTGGAACACAGAGTTCTTTGACATACCTTATCTGTGTAATCGTATCGAACATCTGTGTGGTGAGGATGAAGTCAAACGTCTGTCACCTTGGAGAAGTGTATTCTCCAGAGAAGTGTTTCAGATGGGTCGTAAGCATCAGATATATGATATTCAAGGTATTGCTCATCTAGACTACTTTGACCTGTATCGTAAGTTTACATACACCGCACAGGAATCCTATCGTCTTGACCATATTGCTTTTGTTGAACTAGGTGAACGCAAAGATGGTAATCCATACGAAACATTTAGTGAGTGGTATCAGAAAGACTTTCAGTCGTTTATCGAATACAACATCATGGATGTGGAAATCGTTGACAAACTAGAAGACAAGATGAAACTGATTGAACTGTGTCTGACTATGGCCTATGATGCTAAGGTCAACTACATGGATGTTCTTGGTTCAACGAAGTATTGGGATATACTAATATACAACTATCTGCGACAAAAGAACATTGTGATTCCACAGAAGAAACACAGTGAGAAGGCAGAGAAGTTTGAGGGTGCATATGTGAAAGAACCACAAGTTGGTATGCACAAGTGGGTTATGTCCTTTGACCTTAACTCGTTGTATCCTCATCTAATCATGCAGTATAATATTTCACCAGAGACATTGTATGGCCAAGATAAGGTCAAGGATATGTCTGTGGACAAACTACTAGATAGAAAGGTAGATACTTCTATACTCAAGGGTGTGACACTAACACCCAATGGTGCGTTGTTTAAGACCGATAAACAGGGGTTTCTACCAGAGATCATGCAGACTATGTATGATGATCGTGTAAAATACAAGAAACTCACATTACAGGCGAAACAAGAATATGAAAACACTAAAGACCCTAAACTACTCAAGGATATATCAAAGTATAACAACATCCAGATGGCTAAGAAAATCTCTCTCAATAGTGCATATGGTGCTATTGGTAATGCTTACTTTCGTTACTATGATCTTCTGGTCGCTGAAGCAATTACTACTTCTGGTCAGTTATCCATTCGTTGGATTGAGCGTGCTGTTAATCAGTATCTTAATAAAGTGCTTGACACCACTGACAAGGATTATGTTATTGCGTCAGATACAGATTCAATATATGTTACTTTTGACGAACTGGTTAATAAAGTCTTTCCAGATGGAAAGGAAACTTCAAAAATCGTCACATTTCTGGACAGTGTGGCTAGAGATAAAGTTGAACCGTTTATTGAGAAAAGTTATCAGTCTTTGCATCAGTATGTAAACTCATACGAACAGAAGATGGAGATGTCCAGAGAAGTCATTGCTGACAAGGGTATCTGGACTGCAAAGAAACGATACATTCTTAATGTGTGGAACAATGAGGGTGTCGAGTATAAAGAAGCACAACTCAAGATTATGGGTATTGAGGCAGTCAAGTCATCTACTCCTGCTCCTTGTCGTGAAAAAATTAAACAAGGTCTTAAAATAATTATGAATGGTGATGAGAAAGAACTAAATACTTTCATACAGAATTTTCGTGAGGAATTTATGCAACTTCCACCAGAGGATATTGCATATCCACGGTCAGTAAACGGTTTAGGTAAGTTTAGTGACCCTAATCAAATGTTTGCGAAAGGCGCTCCCATCCATTGTAAGGGAGCAATACTATACAATCATCTTGTCAAGAAGAACAAGCTTGGTAACAAGTATCCTTATATTCAAGAAGGAGATAAGATTAAATTTATTAATCTTAAACAACCTAATCTGTACCAGTGTAGTGCTTTCTCTTTTATTACAAGTTTACCAAAAGAATTAGATATGCACAAGATGATTGACTACGACACACAATTTGAAAAGTCATTTATTGAACCACTTAATGTTATTGTCTCTAAGATTAACTGGTTAGTTGATAGAAGTTATGGAACACAAGGATCATTAGAGGAGTTTTTCACATGATTGATTTTGGTATAACTGTAGCAGTAATAGGATTGTATGTGTGTGCTCATATACTATACTGTAAAGAACTTTGTTACTACGACAAGAGAGGAATAGGTGCTTGGATATTCCTAGAAAAACCAATTCAAAAAAACATTGACATACAATGAAAATTGTAGTATTATATAAAGATTATATTATGGAGAGAAAAACGTGGAAACATTTTTATGGGTGGAGAAATACCGCCCCAACACTATTCGTGACTGTATACTACCAGACGATCTAAAGAAAACCTTTGGACAGTTTGTTGCAGATGGTCACATACCTAACATGATTCTATCGGGTGGGCCAGGTGTCGGTAAGACAACTGTTGCAAAAGCGATGATTAATGAAATAGGTGCGACATACATGATGATCAATGGTTCAGAAGAATCTGGTATTGATGTCCTACGAACCAAAATCAAGAACTTTGCATCTACTGTATCTCTTGAAGGTGGACGTAAGTATCTAATCATAGATGAGGCAGACTATCTTAACGCACAGTCCACACAGCCTGCATTGCGTGGGTTCATGGAAGAGTTTCACAAGAACTGTGGTTTTATTCTTACTTGCAACTACAAGAACAGACTGATACCACCATTACACTCACGTTGCTCTGTCGTGGACTTTATCATACCATCAGAACAGAAACCTAAACTTGCACAGAGGTTCTTTGCAAGAGTGGGTGACATACTGACTGAAGAGAAGGTAGAGTTTGATCCTAAGGCGGTTGCAGAACTACTCAACAAGTTTTTCCCTGACTGGCGTAGAGTACTCAACGAACTACAACGATATTCTGTGTCAGGTAAGATTGATGCTGGTGTTCTGGTTAATCTATCTGAGACAAACATCAATGAACTGATGATCTCTTTGAAGAACAAGGAGTTTACAGATGTTCGTAAGTGGATTGTACATAATCTAGACAATGACCCTGTTCGCATCTTTAGACGCATCTACGACAGTCTGTATGACCATGTAGACGGTTCTACGATACCTCATGTGGTAGTCATACTTGCAGAGTATCAGTACAAGGCCGCATTTGTATCTGATCAGGAAATCAATCTGCTTGCGTGTCTAACAGAGATTATGGGTCAGGCGAAATT